GCTAGGGTTTCTGGTAATGCTATAATTAATTAAATAAAAAAGTAAATCAAATAAATAATCATGAAATATAAATTAACTAAAAATAAAAAAACTATTGGAGAAATTACCGTATATCAAATCGAAGCCTTAAAAGACTTTTTAAATATAAAAAAAGGAGATCTTGGAGGTTGGATAGAGAAGGAGAGTAATTTAAGCCATCGAGGCGACTGTTGGGTTTATGGTGATGCTAGGGTTTATGGTCGTGCTATGGTTTGTGATAATGCTAGGGTTTTTGGTAATGCTTGGGTTTATGGTGATGCTAGGGTTTCTGTTTGTGCCTGGCTTTATGGTGATGCTATAGTTTCTGGTAATGCTCAGGTTTATGGTGATGCTCAGGTTTCTGGTGATGCTTGGGTTTATGGTGATGCTAGGGTTTATGGTGATGCTAGGGTTTCTGGTAATGCTAGGGTTTCTGGTAATGCTATAATTAATTAAATAAAAAAAACTATGACAAACAAAATTCAAGCAATTAGACAATTAAAATATAATTTGTTTTATATTCACAAAATAGACTTCCATGACGAAGGGAGTCTTGCAGATCTAGCAAGGTTAAGCCCTTTTAGATTCTTTTTGGTTAAGTTATTAAGTAAATTTATATAATTATGACAAATGAAGTTTTAACAAACAGTAAAATGCGAATCTATCGCAGGAGCAAGAAAAAACTCTTTCCATAAATGCTTAGATCAAGAAATTGAAATTACAAAAGAAATTAAACTATGAAAATAACAATATCAAAAGAAATTAAAACCGAAGAATCGGCAAAAGAAATATCAAGATTAACTGCACCTTTATATTTAGAGAAAATGGACTACTTTTTAACCCAATGCCCAAAATACGAAAAAGAATCTATCTTATGCGTATGGAAGATTGAAAGCCCGACAAAACAACAGGCAGAAGATATAAAGGAGCTATTTATTGATAGCCTTATATTAACTCAATTATAATAATCATGAAAAAAATAAAAGTTGGCGATAAAATTCAGAAGTACATAGTAACAGAAGAATTAAAAGAAAGAAACCAGAAAGGAACTAAAAGATTTAAATTTCAATGTACCTTATGTAACACAACAATAGAAACTAGTCCTTATACCATAGTCCAGAGGATCAATAACTGTTGCATAAAAGGAGACAAAGATAAGGTCGGAGAAACTAAAATAAAATCATTTAAACTACCAGTAAAAATAACAAATAAGAATATTAAAAATCTAGCCTTATATTTACAAGATAAACTACCTAAACTAAAAATAAGAGCCTGCAATATAAAATTAGCAGATGCGGATTTACCACCGAGATTAGTAGATCTTAATGGATATTCTAAGGTTGGACGAACAGAAGTTAAGGACCATTTTCTAAAAGTAAACGATAGAACAATAGAAGGCGGGGATATTGTTTTTATTGAAAAAGGAAAATTAAAATCAAGAAAAGATTAAAAAAATACTTGACTAATAAAAATTACTATATTATAATTAATTATGTAATCAGCTTAAATTAAATTAATTATGGCACTAAATAAATATACAAAAAAAGAGGAAAAGATTATTGAGCTTTTAACTAAAAAAATTGCATTAAGTGAAAAAGCTATTGAAGCAAAACTTACTTCTGAAAATAAAGGCAGTGAAATTATAGAAAAGTTATTTGAAAGAATAACCTCGATCATGCACGAATCAGTAAAAAGAACTAAATATTAAAATTATGACAGAAAAGAAATTAAAAGGTGACTCTATATTTGCTAAATTAAGCAGCATAGATATAAAACCCAAGATAAAACAAAAACAAAAACTATCATATATTTCTTGGGCGGATGCTTGGAAAGAGGTTTGTAAAATATACCCAGATGCAAAATATGAAATAATAAAAAATGACAATAATTTACCTTATTTTAAAAGCGATGAGGGTTATATGGTTTTTACTAAAGTATCTATAAGTAACCTAACTCATGAAATGTGGTTGCCAGTTATGGATGGAGCTAATAAGTCAATGAAGAGTGAAAAATATTCTTACGAAGTCAAAGACTGGGAACAATCAAAAAAAGCAGGTAAAGATATTATGAAAACTAAATTTGTTGAATCTGCAACAATGTTTGATATTAACAAATCAATAATGAGGTGCTTAGTAAAAAATATAGCTGTATTTGGTCTTGGTCTATCTTTGTATAACAAAGATGATATTAAGGATGATTGGGCGACCATCTCTATTGAAGAATATGAGAAATTAAAAAAGCTATTAGATGAGTCTGGAACGGAAGAACATAAATTTTTAGAGCATTTTAAGGTAGATTCTTTGGAGGAATTTAAGGCTAGTGATTTTGAAAAGGGTTTAGGTATGTTAAAAATTAAAATAAAAAATAAAAATGCAAGTAATTAAAGATATTGAGCAAGGTTCTCAAGAATGGTTGCAAATGCGATTAGGTGTTGCGACCGCAAGTAATTTTGACAAGATTATTACTTCAACAGGGGTAGAAAGTAAGGCATTAAAAGATTATGCTTTTGAATTAGCTAGTGATAGCCTTTTAACAGAGCCAGAAGTAGGTTTTCAGAGCGAGGCTATGATTAGAGGTAATGAGTTAGAAGAAGAGGCTAGAAGTTATTATTCTTTTGTTACTGATAATAAGGTAGAAGAGGTAACATTTATTAAAAAAGATAATATTGGTTACTCCCCTGATGGTCTTATTGGTGATAATGGATTGATTGAAATAAAATGCCCATTAAAGAAAAATCATTTAAAATATTTAATTGATAATAAGCTACCCACAAAATACAAGGCACAAGTGCAAGGGGGTTTATATATATCACAAAGAGAATATTGTGACTTTGTATCTTACCACCCTTTATTTAAAGATGAAAAGAAGATGCTTGTTATTAGAGTGGAAAGGGATGAGGAATTTATTAAAAAATTATCTGATCTATTGATTAAAACAATAGAATTAAAAAACAGCTTACTAACCCAACTACAATAAAATGATAAAAAAGCAGGAACTAAAAGATAAATTAGAAACAGCTAATAATTTAGTTGAGAGGTTTTCTGGACTCTATAAGAATCAAAAAACAATACCAACTAAAATTACTAAGCAATTTTTAAAAAACCTAAAATCAAAAATTAATGAGTAAACTAACGGAAAAAGTAGGAAAAAAGATTAGTTTTTTTAGAAAGAAAAAAAAACTAGATCAAACTAAGTTGGCTGATTCAGTTGGCTTAAAGTGTAAACAAACTATCTCCCACTATGAAACAGGGAAACACTCTCCGTCTTTAGATAAGTTAAATGATATTGCGGTGGCTTTAAAAGTTAAATTAAAAGATTTACTGCCTTAAATTAATGCTATTACAGCATATAACCCTATAGCTATAAATATATAAGAGGCTACCATAATTAATTGATTAGTTAATATGGCGGTTATACTAATTAAGTAATTTTAACATGCAAGAAAAAGAGCTGATAGAAAATATTAAATTCTATAAATCTGATAGCTTAAATATGGAAATTTCCCAACTAAGTCAATATATTAGATCATTGACAAACAAAGGAAAAGAATTTTATTTAAAAGTTTATACAGGGCAAAAAACCCACCCGCAATTAAAGGCTTTTTATAGTGCTAGAGATCAATTATTGCCACAATATAACCAAAGAGAAAGAGAGAGGGGGGAATCAATTTTTTGTAAAGAGCAGTTTAAATATGCACTTAAAATTGTTGGTAAATGGCATGTTGAAAAGAATAATCATTTTATCCCTAAATCCTTTGATAATATTAGTAAAGATGAAATGATGGAGGTATTGGATAATATTGATAAATGGGCCATGATTAAAGGGTTTTCTCTTAGTATTAGTAGGGAGCTAATGAATTTAATAAAATAATTATGGAAATAACATTGCTTGATCTTCCAAAAATATCTACAAACAAGATTTACGCAGGAGTTCATTGGAGACAAAGAAAACAGCAGAAAGATCAATATTTGATATTAACAAAATATGAAATGAAGAAGCTGGATAAGATAGAAAAAAAGATTGAGTTAGAATTTATTTTTTATTTTAAATCTAGGGTGCTTGATTCTTCTAATTGTTCTTATATGGGAAAACTCCTTGAAGATTGCCTTGTTGCTCATGGAGTATTGCAAGATGATACTATTAAGTATGTTGGTAAAGTTAGTTATCAAAGCTTAAAAGGAGATCAAAATAAAACTATAATTAAAATTAAATAATAAAATGAAAGTATTAGTAGCTTGTGAAGAATCTCAAAGGGTAACAATAGAATTTAGAAAGTTAGGAATAGAAGCTTATTCTTGTGATGTACTGAATTGTAGCGGCGGTTATCCCGAGTGGCATATAAAAGGTGACGCTATAAAAGAAGCTTATAGTGGTAAATATGATATGATGATTGCACACCCTCCCTGCACTTATTTAAGTAATGCTGGAGCAAGGCATTTATACCCTAAAGGTATATTGAACCAAGATAGATATGAAAAAGGGCTTGTGGCTAAAGATTTTTTTATGAAGTTACTAAACGCACCTATTGAAAAAATCTGTATTGAAAATCCTGTGCAAAGTAAAATATTTAATATACCTAAATATAACCAAGTGATAGAGCCTTATTATTTTGGTGATCCATTTAAGAAAAAGACATGTTTGTGGTTGAAAAATTTACCACCATTACAACCTACTAATATTATTAGCAATCCAGAAAGTACGGTTACCGCCAAGTGGTATAATAAAGGCGGTAAAGATAGGCAAAAAAACAGATCAAAGACTTTCAAAGGTATTGCAAAGGCAATCGCTACTCAATGGGGTAAATAAATGAAAAAGAGGGCTAGCAAAGAAGAAAGGATAGGAAAGACAGTTAGAGAGTTAGAGAGTTATATTTTAAATAATACATAATGAGATATGATTTATTCGGTTACCCGATAATACCAGAGAATATAAAAAATCTTAGAGTGCCTTATATGGGGTCTAAAAATAAGATAGCTATTGATCTATTAAGAAAGATGTTAGAAGTAAAGCCACAAGCAAAATATTTCTTTGATCTTTTTGGTGGTGGTGGCTCAATGTCTTTTACCGCTTCACAAATAGGCTTAAAAACTCATTACAACGAATTACAAACCTCTTTAGTTAAATTTATAGATTATATATTCAATAGGCTTGAAAAAGGCTTAAAAGGGCAATATGGATTATTCCCTGATGATTTTTATAATTTTATAGATCGTAAAGAGTTTATGAAGCTAAAGACGGAAGATAGTATAAAAGGGCAGTTCGCTAGGATATGCTATTCTTTTGGCAATAATCAAAAAAGTTATTTATTTGGAGATATAGAAAAAACAAAGCACTTAGCTCATGATGTAGTAATGTTTAAATGTGAAGAATCTTTAAAAGAGCTTAATGGTTTATTAAATACCAATATTAAAATAAGTAATTTACCCACTTGGAATCTTAGAAGATTGGATTTTATGAAGCAAATTAAAGATAGAAAATATCACGAGTTGGAGCAGTTGGAGCGGTTGGAGCAGTTGGAGCGGTTGGAGCGGTTGGAGCGGTTGGAGCCGATATTTACCACCTCTAATTTATCTTATAAAGATATTAAAATTAACACGCCACCAGAAGAGACTATTATATATCTTGATCCGCCTTATAGAAATACATTCAAATATATCGAGGGCAAAGACTTTAATTATAAAGAATTAGATCAGTGGTTTTTAGATAATAAATATACTTGCTTTATGAGTGAATATAATGCACCGCATAAAGTTATTTTTGAGATAGATAAATTAGGACTTTTAAATAATACTCAAGAAAAAAAGAAGGTGGTAAAAGAAAAGCTATTTTATAATAATAATTGACAATAGAAATATCTAAATTAGAATTATCTACTGTTAGTCGGTAGTGGTAACAAGGGTTGCCACTATTCGGATTACCTAATGATTTTGATTACAAAGTTATCTGGCAAAACTTCTCTTAGATTCTTAAGAGTATGTCTCGAATTTAAAACAGCTAATTCATCATTTAGAAAGCCCCACGAATCCCCAACTAATATGCAACCTCTAGTATGCTCTTCTATATTGCCATTATGAATTAATATCTTTGATCTATTAGGCACATCTTGAAGCTCCCAAACATCTGGATATTTTGCACTAGAATATTTTTTTACCTTATAATCTCCTTCTGGAATTGCAGAGATATTTCTTTGATTGTCTAAATAGGGATTTTCCAAAGTGTGAGCAATGCCAACACCGTTAAAATATAATCTGCCTAAGATAGCTTTATTGCTTAATACTGATCTCCTAAGAATTACTTTCATTCGCACCAATTAACTTTTTGCTTAGTTTTACCATAGTAAGGATAAGCCAAGCCAGCAACCATTAACTCCTCGCCTAGATTATGACCATCGTAAATGATCTCGCAAATTTCTCTATGATACTTGCCATGCAAGCAGTCATGAGCGATTATTTCAGTTGCATTAGATAGCTTATCTTTAACAAACATTTTTGCTAATAAGGCTTTTCTTTTTTCGCATTTGTTTTTCGTCCTTATTTCTGGTGTGTCTATTCCATAGATTCTGATTGATCTTTTTTTGCAGAAATAGTCAATTCTGCAATCAAGATCAAGGGTTACTGTGTCGCCATCATAGTTGCGGATATATTTACCACCAAAGGAGGTCGCATAACCCTCGCAGGATAAGACAATTAATAATAATATAATACTGAATATTTTAGTCATTAGAAATATCTATTGTAAACTACTCCAAGAGCATTTTTAAAGCCTAGCTCGTTGTTACGGTCGAACCAATAAAGACCATAATAATTCTTATCTCTAAATAATCCAGCACCTAGCCCTTTAAGTAGTGCTGATTTTCTAGTAGTTACTCCGTTATATTTATCATAAACATTAGCATTTGATAGGGCAAGTGATGATGACCACCTGCCGAATCTTGACATAAAGGAATTTCCTAATGCACAAGTGTCATTTAAGTTTTTTCTTTCTATATGCCCCTCTAAATATCTAATCTTAGTTGATTGCTGTAATATTCGGTTAGTAGTGCAACTTACAAAGTTATTGTCTTTAAACATAGTCAAACCTACATGACCGCCTTTCAAGTGGTCGCTTAGCCTTCCTATATGCTCGTTCTTATTGATTTGAGTATTATCTGTGTTGTAATAGGTTATTGATTTACCTATAAAAGGTTTATATTCTGCACCATAAATCTTGTCAGATAAGGCTATTGCCGATATAAGTATTATAAATAAAAATATTCCATAAATTATATTAGCTTTCATCGCACTTTTTTAAATAAAATTGCTCGTTGTGGTTTAAGTTTTCTATATCTAGAACCTTCAAGTTTTCCATCAGCTCTATTTTAGCTAATAAAGAATCTGGTAGTGGTTGGTAAATATCGCAAAAATTATTTACCTGAATTAGTGCTATCCTTTTTTGCTTTACGCAACTGCTTAACAATATCAGGAGCAGACTTCCCAGTAATAGATTTTTTAATATCATCGCTGATCTTTTTATTTTCATTATGCTCTTTTATTTCGGTTTCTAAGATTATATTATTTTCCTCTATTCTATCTAAATAATTCTTTTTATTAGCAACTGACTTTCCTTTAAAGTAAACACTTATTAAAGCAATAATACCACTAACTATTCCTAAAATGTATTTCATTTCCTAAATCCTATTTTTTCCAATACAGTTGACCCATGTAATCCGCCTAAAAATAAAAACATATTAAAAACAGAGTCATCTATTTTGGTAAAAACATTTTCAGGCAATATACCTTTTGAAAACAAAATGATATTTATTATATAAATTAATCCGCACATAAGATAACCAATAATAGGGATTATTCTTTTTGTTGATAAGCTGCCTAAATGATCTGAAAAAAATTCTTTTGTTTTACTCATAATTTAAATTAGATTGCAATCATTTGTAAGTTTAGTAAGCTTACTGATAATGTCAAGAAAATATCCTTTCAATATAATTACTGATCCTATCCCTGTAATAATAGCATAGATTAAGGCATAGATAATAGCGAATAGTTGTAGCGAGCATATCAAGCCCCTAAAAAATATTCTCCCTTGCCTTCTATGTTTATCAAAATAAGAAAACATAGGAACTACTAAAAACTCCTTAACTGTTTCTTTTAGGTCCTCTTTCATTTCTTAGTAAAAGCCTCCAACATTTCATGTGTTCCTTTTAAGGAATGTACGCAGTCTTTCATTTTTGACAGATCTTCTTTTATTTTGACCATATCTTTTTCAAAATCCTTATATCTTAAATCTGCTTGTTTTCCATTTTCAATCAAAACTTCTAACTTCTTATTAAAAATTTCATTAATATAATTTTCATACCTCTTTTTTAAACTTAAAGTAAGTAAAACAATAGCTAATGTAAATAAAAATAGAAATATTAGGTGATCTGAATTATTTAAGATTTTTATTATGGTTCCTGCTTCGTTCATCATAGTAAATCTTTAATAAATTTCGCGGTCTTGCTAAGAATTTTATGTCCTTTTTGGTTTTCGCATTTCTGATTTTTCGGATCAGTATTAGAAAGAATATTAGCATAAATTATATTAGAATTTTCCTTAACAACGACCACACTTGCAGATCTAGGGTTAATATCTGTCCTTTTTAGTAGTTGGTTAATTAATGGTATATGTTCAATAGCTTTGATGCTAGGGTAATAAACAGGCTTTGTATCTTTGAAAGAATGGATAAAATCAAGACTTAACTTATCGTCAATATCTATTGACTTAGACCAGTTTCTATTAAATGTTTTAGTCGGTGTAACTTTCCAACCTTTACCAACAATAGGCATCCAGCCATACTGCTCAATCATTGTAGCTTTTTTTGACCCTGTATTAGTTAAGTGGTCTTTAATGTCAAAGAGGCTTGAATAATAACCTACGCCACAATATTTAATATCCTCCTGCAAAACCTCTTGAATCTTTGCATTATTAACATTATGTACAGAAATAGACCTTCCTTTATCAAAATAATTCAAGGCAGCCATAGACCCAAAGATTATTGCACAAATTAATAATGATATATCTCTTATATTATTCCATGTCATATTTAATTACTTTACATTTAGGCAACCAATGAATAAAAGATTCATTTGGGGTAAATAATCTTGGCAAAACTTTAAGCCTCATTATGTTATAAAAGCCCATATTAACATATTTAGAACAAAAAAATTCATCAGTAGTTGACTCTTTGAACCATTTTTTTCTTAGCTTCTCTGGTAGCAAGTTTTCAAACCAAGATATAACAGCTTCTGTGATGCTATATTTTCTATTAAGGTGAAGCTGATAATCTTTTTTTAACCTCTCTGATTCGTCAGAAGAAAGGGGATTTTTCAATCTCAATATCATTACTTTAGTATCCCCGCTATTGACAGATAGTCTAAAATTTATAGGCGTTTTTATGGTACCCTTTTTAGAGCTGTCCCAATGGGCTTTTTTTAATGATTCATAGCTATATCCATCAACATAAACGCCCATATGCTCAAAGCTATAATCTTTACCATTAACTGTAATAGATTTTCTCCTGACAACTTGAATTAAGAACCTTATAGGAAATTTCCATATGTTCTCGCTTGTCAATTTGGTTTGATAATATAGCTGATCTCCGTTTTGTAGTTTCATTATTAGATTAATTTATTATATAATGTTTCTATATCTGCATCTGTTTGATCAGCAGTTGCACCTGTTTCTATGCCGTCTAGTTTAGTTTCGTCTGTAACTGTAAAATGCTTGTTGGTTGCTCCTGCTGTTATATCGTCTAAGGTGTTAGATGATTTTTGGAATGAATCAATAATTATTATTTTAATAGGTGAGTTAGGTGTTCCTGAAATTTCAAATTTTAATATTTCATTTCTAGGAGGTTGTAAGGAAATTTCTATATTTCCAGATGTATCATTAAAAATTTCTTTTGGTGTGTTGCTCATAAGTCAAAAGTTAATTGGTTGTCAAGTAAATATCCTTGAGTAAAATCGTAACTATTAATATCCTCAACACTAGACAAAGCTTCAATCGCTTTTATATGAGTTCTGTATTGCTTAAAATTAGTCTTGGTAATATTAAATACAGCGTACTTAAATTGCTTAAGCTGTGATAATTTAAGAGGCAACCATACACCAGTTGCTATTTCCCATTCAAAAGTAATCTCATTATGAGGTTTACCTGTTACATCAGATTCATTTTCTAAATCATCTATAATTTCATTAAACCATTTTCTAGTAGATTCAAAGTTAGTGCTAACTTGGAAAGTATTATTAATCGTTAATATTCTAGCGGAATCTGATTCATGGAATATTTCTAGTTCCTTTATTTTACCATCTTTAGCGTTTTGCAATATCTCCGCTTCTGTAAATTCAGGGTCTGGCGTGTTGCCTTCTGCTATCCATTCTAAAATTTCTTTATAATCTTTATTTGAATCGTCTTCTGGCACAAATATTCCATCGGCTAAATATCCTTTTCCTGATATTTTGACCTGACTAAAAGTTATTTTTTCTTTCATAAATTTTTCTTTTTAATTTAAAGTTCTGCATCTGCAACATAGTGACAAGCACGCCAAGATTGGGAAACGGAGCTGGTATTAGAAGTATATACTCTTCCTATTCCATGCGTTCCAACATCTGCAATACTACTAACTGTCAAATCACCAGAATGGCTTTGAACTCTATTAATTGTTCCTGTAGGAGAATAAATTGTGACAGATGGAACGATTCTTTTTTCAACTTTAAACTGCATAGATATCATTGCCAAATAAGGGTCGGCATAAGCTCCATTTAACCACATTGTTCCACCTGCTACCGATCCAGGTGGTGTATCGATATTATATGATTTTTCATAATATCTTTGGCATAACTCTATTTCCTGTTGAATATTCCTTTTTTCAAATTCAGTTGCTACACTTCCAGCTTCAACTTGAACGCCAGCGAGGCGGAATTGGTCACTAACACTAGCTACACCGTTAACTTGATTTGAGGTTGATAAAAAACTACCAGTTTGCCAAGCATTAGGGGTTGTATGAAAGTTCGAGCCTGCTGCAATTATAAATTCAACACTAATACCTGCTCCATTAGTGTAATTCCAAGTTCCTGCACTAGGCGAAGGTGCAACTGTAATAGTTTTAAATTCCCATGTATTCGCTGAATTAATAGTATATTCTGCAACATAAGACCTATCAAAACCACTATTTCTTAAAGATATACAATAAGTGCCTGTCTTTGTGGCTTTTACCCAAAATGACAAGGTGAAAGTTTTTTGTGCTATTGCTTGAAAATTATAACCCTCTATTTTTTGAAACGTAAAACTATAATCACCAGCACCGATAGAAGGTTGAGCGGTCTTGCAATCAAATAAGACTGAATTAGGTATATATCGTCTAGCTTGAGCTCCTGTTGGAACATCTGAATCTTGAGTAACATCTTGAGCCATTGTTCCATTTTTTCCATAAGCCCATCTATCTAAAGTGTAATTAGGTGAAGCAGAAATAAAAGAAGTACCTCTTTGTGCAATTTCAAAGTCTCCGTTGATAATTAGGTTTTTATTAAAAACTGATGGAATACCTAAAGTTGTTCTTGCTTC